CTTACTTAGAACAATACTTTCAATTTGTAGACAACTCAAAATTATATAAGCCTGAAGAATTGTTAAAGATATTTGAAGAAAGCGAATGTAAAGTAGGATTAATTGATCCGTTCACGGGGTTAGACAGGCAAATGACATACGAAGGCAACTACGAATTTATGAATAAAGCACGGCAAATGGTTAATTTTACGGGAATGACTTTATACATAAACACGCACCCGAATACAGAAAGCGGTAGGGGTGCAAATGTTTATACTGAAGGCGAATGGAAGGGTAATTTAAAAGCGCCTTTGAAGGACCATATTGAAGGCGGTAAAGCATTTAGTAACCGTTGTGATGATTTCTTTGTTATTCATCGCTTAGTAAAAGACCCTAAAATGAAATATAACACTTGGATAAACGTAGAAAAAGTAAAAGATATGGAGACTGGTGGTAAACACACAGGATTGAACGAGCCGATAATATGTAATTTTAATTCGGGGTTAGGCTTTGAGATAGGTGGTGTTGACCCGTTGAAACCGTACAGGCCTAAAACATCAAACAGTTTTCCAGCTGCGAAGCCTGATATTGTAAACGGAAAAGAATTACTTTCGTTTAGCGAACGAATGAAGCAAGGCGCATTTGAAGAATTAAAACCAATTGAAAACAAGAACGGCGAAATGACTATGCCATTTTAAATTAAGAAATATGAAAAAAGAAGGATTAAAATTAACTTATAAATTTGGAGAAATAGAAGGAGTTAGAAATTCAATTAAATATGAAATAGACGATTTAGTTTGGGTTTATAGTATAAGCGAAGATTATCGAAGCATAAATAAAGATGTTGAATATAGTAAACGTTTAGCTAAAATAATTAAAATTTGCCCTTCTTCTGACGGTTTACACTTTGAACAATACGGGGTTGAATATTTAAAAAGTGGTGGTTGTGGTTATTGGTATTACCCTACATTTTTAGAACCTTATAAAAAATAAAATATGTTAGAAATGATAAAACGTAAAGCGGGTTTAAACTTAGTTTACTGGAAAATAAAATATAGTTTAGACAACATCAAAGAAAAACACGGACACCGAAAAGATTTAATAGATTCAATGGAAAAGAGTTTGACCGAAGTAGGGGAAGCGGTGTTATACTTTGAACACGTGGACCAACTGTTAAGAGCAAGTAACTCAAAACAATATCAAATGGAGTTAGAAATAATGCAACTAAAGCAAAAGATTAGACATTTAGAACAAATTAACGTAAACATCGAAATATGAAAACACGAAAATGTAAATACTGCAAGTCCGTCTTTACACCGATTAATAGTTTACAAAAGAACTGTTTTGAGCCTTTGTGTGTATCAGACTGGATAAACGAAGTAAAAGACAAGAACTGGAAACGTAAAAAAGCTAAAATGAAAATGGATTTAATGACAACTCAGGACTACATTAAATTAGCACAGCAAGTATTTAATAAATATATCCGTTTAAGAGATGCTGGAAACGTTTGTATTTCATGCCAAAAGAAACCGTTAAAGGAAAATGCGGGCCACTTTTATAATGCTAACAATCATTGGAGCGTACGATTTGACGAACGAAACGTACACCTTCAATGTGAACACTGTAACACCTATCTTTCAGGTAATTTAATTTACTACCGTGAAAACTTATTGCAGAAAATCGGATTTACCGAATTTGAGAATTTAAGCGCTGAAGCTATGAAAACACGAAAGTTCACAATAGATGAACTAAAAGAAATAATCAGCACCTATAAAAAAAAGATAAAAGAAATAGAATTATATTAAAAAATTATATTACTTTTGACAAACACAAAACAAATAGATATGATCACGAACTTTGAAGAATACACGCACGAACTAAGTGCTGAAGAAATGGAAATTTTGCAGCTGGTGATTCACGGATTTAGGAGTTACAAAAAGACGAATCCGATAAAAGCTGAATTAATAGTAAAAAGAATGAATGTATTTTTAGAAAATAACGGATACAAAATAAGACTAACTCAACCGAGATTACGTAAGTTAGTTAATTATATTCGTTCAAATAGCCTTATTCCTTTAATAGCGACTTCACAAGGATATTTTACTACTGATTGTAAACAAACTATCCAAGAACAAATTAAAAGCCTTCAGGAGCGCGCTAATTCAATTGAACGATGCGCACAAGGTTTAAAGAAATTCCTATAAATATTTTTTTTAATTATTGTTATATTAAAAATTATTATTAAATTTGTAAACACAAAACACAAAACAATATGAAACATTTATTAAAATCGTTGGCAGCGTTCCAACAAGAAGTGAAAGTAATTCACAAGGGTACACAAGGCTACGGATATTCGTACGCTGATTTGCCTAAAATCTTTGAAGAAATTAATCCGTTACTACAAAAACACGGATTAGGATTCACACAACTAATTAACTCACAAGACGGGTTAAACTATTTAAAGACTATTTTATTTCACGTTGAAAGCGGTGAAAGTATTGATTCGGTAACTTTGATTCCTTACGTACAATTAAAAGGAATGAATGACTTTCAATCTTTCGGTTCTGGCGTTACGTATTTTCGTAGATATTGTTTGAGTACTATTTTAGGAATAGTAACCGACAAAGACACGGATGCTTCAGGTGAACAGGAAAAGCCTAAAAAAGAAACATTAGATAATAAAAGATTTATCGAAGCTCTAAAAGCAATTGAACAAGGTAAATTTAGTTCTGCTGATTTGAAGTCTAAATTTGATTTAACAAAAGAACAACTTGCTGCGCTATGAAAATACGATGTTCACAAATAGGCAAAATTATGACAAACCCCCGCACCAAGGGGGAGCGTCTTTCTCAAACTACTAAAACGCATTTACTTGAGTTAGCAGTAGAAGAAAAATACAATATTCACAAAGAGTTTTGGAGTAGATACACCGACAAAGGAAACGAAGTAGAACCCGAAGCAATAAAGCTTGTTAATAATGTTTTAGACGTAGGTTTTATTTATAAGAATGAAGAACGCATAACAAATGAATGGGTAACTGGCAAGCCAGACGTTAACACGGACATTCTAATAGATGTAAAAAGCTCTTGGGATGCTTTTACATTCTTTGAAAAGGTAGTAGAAGACGAAGTAAAAAACAAAGATTACTATTATCAATTACAGGGATATATGTGGCTAACAGGAAAAGACGAAGCGTTATTATGTTACTGTTTAATCGATACACCTTTGCAAATAGTTAGGGATGAAATAAGACGTGAACATTGGCGAAGAAACGAGATTGACGAAAACGATGATATAATAGACTTTGTAGAAGCTAAGCATACTTTCATGCACATACCTAAGGAAAAGCGTGTTAAAACGCACGTAATTAAGCGTGACGAGAAAGTAATAGAAGCTATTAAAACACGAATTGAAGAATGTAGAGAATATTATAACAACTTAATTGAAGTAATATGAATCCTGAAGTAAACCAAGAAATACAAGAATTAAAAAAAGAACTCAAAGAAATAAAGCAATTAATAGAAGCTTTAACTGCGGTAACTGATGAAGGCGGTACGGTAAATGGAGATTCTTTAGTAATTAAAATGTTAAAAGTAAAAATAGAAAATAAAAAGTAAAATGGAAAAGAAAAACTACGGTAGTATATCTACCAACAAATTTAAAAAACAAGATTCACACCCTGATTTCAAAGGTAGTATAACAATCAACGGAATTAAGTACGAATTAGCTGGTTGGAAAAAACAAGGCGACAACGGAGCTTATATAAGTTTAAAGGCGCAACTACCAAGCGATAATCAAAACGCCGTTAAACAGCCTGAAACGCAGCCTAAAAACGATATTTCGGACTTCTTAAATGATTTCTAAATGAAAGCGAGTAAAATAATAGCAAATAGCGACGAGTTAACGCGTAAAATGTTACGGGACTACCTACAAAAACACGGACTATCTTTAAATGCTTTTTGTTTAGATGCTAAATTGCACCAGTCAAATATACACACGTTTTTAAATGGCAAGTCTTTAACAAGTAAAACGATCCAGCGTTTAGCGAAATACCTAAATGAAAAAGGAATGTAACGGTAGGCAGCTTGGCGACAGTAGCCGAAGTGTCGGCTTGCAGCGTGGCGGCTATTGCGCCAAACTGCGGTTATACGCTGCCCTTTTTAAATGATTATTAACAACTTAAAATAAAAACAATGGTAACAGTACATTTTTGCTTCAACAAAGAAAAAGAATTTGAAGAACTGAACTTGGTAGAAATACACGATGGATATTTACTACCGCTTGACAAATGGTCTATTGAAAGACTTGAAGAAGATTTGGCAAACGAAATTGATTATGAAAAGTGTGAGCTTGATAATCATTACAAAGCCAAAATGAAATTGAATTATGAACGTGATGGTGCTGGAGCAATGCAAATATCACATTGGTCTATTGTCGAAATGTTCAATTGCACTCGTGTCGTTTAGGGTTGCGTATAACATAAAGCTAAAAGATGTTTCAATATTTTTTAGCAACTGTTATATTTTTTTCTAAAAGTATTGTTTATTTAAAAAGTTATATTAATTTTGAAGAAATAATTAATTAAACAGCTATGAAAACACGAAACACAACAGTAAAAAACATTGAAGTAAGAAACGGAGTAGGATATTTTGATATTGACTGCGGTAGGTTTGGTCAAATGTGGTTTGAATTTAGACACGACTGGATAATAAAAGAAGGTGAAGTTGATGGTGTAAATGTAAAAATAGGTAAGTACGATTTGTACTCAAATGATGAAGAAAAATTAATTAGCTCAAAACATTTAAACAAGCGAAACACGAAGTTGATTTGTGAATACATTGAAAGCGTGTTATACGATAACCCTTACGATTATGAATATATAGACATACTTGACGATGAAGAAGAAGAAAGATTGTACTGGCAAGAATTAGCAAGAGACGATAATTATTATTTGAATATTTAAAAAAAAGTATAACTTTGTAATGTGAGACACATACTACTTTTTCCACTACTTATAACCCTGTTCATATTGGATAGGGTTTTTTTGGTTATATGTTTTTGGAAAAGCAGTTTTAAATTTGAGCGCTGGGTATATAAAGACGAATTAATATTGGAATCAATACACCGTGTTTTATTAGGCTTATCAACTATTTCTTTAATTTTATTATCTACTTCAATTTGGTGAATGAAATGTTTTTAATAGAACTAAGCAAGCACCACAAAGACTGGATTAGAATAGTTAGCGCCTTAGGAGAGGAATTATACTGCGAGGATATAGTACAAGAAATGTATCTTAAAATGGCAAAGCTGGAAAATATAGAACGGTTTTACATAAACGAAAAACTAAATAAAAACTTTGTTTGGACTGTACTTAGAAACATGACTTGCGATTACCAAAAGAGTAAACAACGATTACTGAAAGTAAATATTACTGAAGCGATGCAAGTAAAAGACGAATACGAACCCGAAGTATTAGAAGCCAAGAAAAGATTTGAAATAAAAATAAACGAAGAGGTTAAAAGCTGGCACTGGTACGATCAACTATTATTTGATCTTTACCGAACTTCGGGAATGAGTACACGACAAATAGAGGGTGTAACGGGAATAAGTTTTAAAAGCGTATGGAAAACAATTAAGACTTGTAAAGAACGATTGAAAGAAAATGTAGGAGAACACTACGAAGATTTAAAGAACCAGGATTACGAATTAATAAAATAAATTATGGCACGAAAAAGACGGACAAAAGCTGAAATATTAGCAGCACAAAGTGAAGGATTAGGAGACACAGTTGAAAAGGTATTAGAAGTTACTGGAGTAGCTAAATTGGCTAAATGGTTACTTGGTGAAGACTGTAAATGTGATGAACGTAAAGCATGGCTTAATAAACAATGGTCGTATAGAAACGTACAATGTTTACAAGAAGACGAATACAATTATTTACAACAATGGTTTAGTGAAACACGTTATTCAATGAAGCCTACCGAACAAAAGGAACTATTAAGAATTTACAATAGGGTATTTAAAGTAAATATGCAACCAACCAGCTGCGGTAGTTGTCTAAGGGATGTAATGAATAAACTTGAAACATTATACAACAGTTATAAAGACGAACAATAAAAACACGAAGTAAAATGGCAAAAGTAGGAAGACCAAGAAACTTAGATAGTCCAGAACAATTATACGAACTATTCATAAGATACAAAGAAGATGTAAAAGCAAACCCAAGAATAAAAAGCGTATTCGGTGGTAAAGAGTTTGAAGAAAGAGCAGAGCCTTTAGAACGTCCTTTAACAATGGAAGGATTTGAGCTATTCTGTTGGGATGAAGTAGGACAAGTTGAACAGTATTTTAAAAATATAGACAAACGCTACGAAGAATTTATACCTATCTGTTCACGTATTAGAAAAGAAATACGTAGAGACCAAATAGAGGGCGGTATGGTAGGACAGTACAACCCAAGCATTACACAACGTCTAAACGGCTTAAAAGAGCAAGTAGAACAAACGAATATTGAACAACCGTTATTCAAATTAGATGCTGACAATAACGAATGAAGATAACATGGCTTTAATGGCACGTTACCAAGATGACTATTTTGATTTGGCTATTGTTGACCCGCCTTATGGGATAAAAGCTGATACAATTCAAAATGATTTAGGTGGTAAAAAAGGTTTTACAAAAAATGCAGGTAAATACAAAAAATATCATTTAACTAATTGGGATAATGAAATACCAACAAAAGATTATTTTAAAGAATTATTTCGTGTTTCTAAAGAACAAATAATTTGGGGTGGTAATTATTTTTTTGATGTTAAATTAAGTGGTGTTATTATTTGGAATAAGTTAGGAAGCGGTAATTTTAAAGATGGTGAAATGGCAAAAACATCATTTAACACTTTTAAAATATTTTCAATGTCAAGAGCCGATGCTTATATAAATAATGGAGATAATAAAATTCATCCAACTCAAAAACCAAAAGAACTTTACAAATGGTTACTTGATAAATATGCAAAGCAAGGAGATAAAATACTTGACACTCATTTAGGCAGTGGCTCAATAGCAATAGCGTGCCATGATTACGGCTTTGATTTGACAGCGTGTGAACTTGACAAAGAGTATTTTGATAAAGCAATGGAGCGAATAAATAACCACACAGCACAAATGAAATTATTTGCATGATAATAACAACAGCAATTCGAAAGATTAACTCTTTAAAAAAACGAATTAAAATAATTCAGGGTGGAACTTCAGCTGGAAAGACATACGGAATATTACCGATACTAATAACAAAGGCTGCTACCTATCCACGAACTGATATAAGCGTAGTAGCTGAAAGTATTCCCCATTTGCGTAGAGGTGCGCTAAAAGACTTTCTAAAGATAATGAAAGAAACGGGGCGCTACTTTGACGAGCGCTTTAATAAGTCTTTACTTAGATACGAATTTGCAAATGGTTCTGTAATAGAATTTTTTAGTGCTGATGACAGTTCTAAATTACGAGGTGCAAGACGTGATGTACTATACATAAACGAATGTAACAACGTAACCTTTGAGTCTTACAACGAACTTGCAATACGTACAAAGAAAGAGGTTTATTTAGACTTCAATCCAGCTAATGAGTTTTGGGTACACAAGGAACTAAAAGACGAACCCGACTCAGACTTTTTAATTTTGACCTACAAAGACAATGAAGCCTTAGACAAATCAATAGTTGACCAAATAGAAAAAAACCGTTTAAAAGCTGAAACAAGCGCATATTGGAGTAACTGGTGGAGAGTTTACGGACTTGGTGAAATAGGAATGCTTGAAGGTGTTATATTTTCTAACTGGAAACAAATCGACACACTACCAAAAGACGCAAAGTTAATAGGAATCGGATTAGACTTTGGATATACAAACGATCCAACTGCAATTATCGAAATATACAATTACAACGGGCAAAGAATATTAAACGAACTGAAGTACCAAACAGGGATGCTTAATTCAGATATTGCAAAGGAGCTACCAAAACACGTACCCGTTTACGCTGATTCTTCAGAGCCTAAAAGCATAGATGAAATAAGACGCTATGGAATAACTATTAAAGGTGTTACAAAGGGCAAGGACTCAATAAACTACGGTATTGATGTAATGCAACGCCAAGAATATTTGGTTACTTCTAACAGTGTTAATTTAATTAAAGAGCTGCGTGCCTACTGTTGGGATACTGATAAGCAAGGAACACGTTTAAACAAGCCTATTGACACTAATAATCACGCTATTGATGCGCTACGATATCACGAAATGGAGACCTTAGGGTTAAATGCTAACTATGGAAAATACCATATTTGGTAAATAAATAACAGTTCGCGCCCGTTCAAGTATGCAGATACTGTAAATAAACTTTGTAAACTACAAAAACACGAAATAAAAGTTAATTAATAAGATGAAAACAGAAATAGTAATACCTACTTCTTTGAGTGAAATTCCTTTGAAGTGCTACCAAGAATTTATGAAGGTAGTGGAAAAATCAAACGATGAGGAATTTATAGGGCAAAAGACCGTTGAAATATTTTGCGGCCTACAAATGAAAGATGTTGTAAGGGTAAAATGGAGCGATATACGAGATTTAACTTTACACTTAAATAAAATATTCAAAGAAAAACCTAAATTTCAGCACACGTTCAAAATTAAAGGTACTGAATTTGGTTTCATTCCTAATTTAGAGGATATGACTTTTGGAGAGTACATTGATTTAGAAACAAACATATCCAGCGTAGATAATTTTCATAAGGCGATGGCTGTAATGTACAGACCGATCACAAAGAAAGTAAAAGACCGCTACGAGATATTTCCGTACACAGGAACGGATGAATTTAGCGAGGTAATGAAGTACGCTTCTTTAGATGTTGTCTTAGGTGCAACGGTTTTTTTTTCGACTTTAGGAAGCGACTTAGTACAACATACGCTTACCTATTTGGAGAAAGAGATGAAGATGAACCCGAAATTAATGACTTTAGCGAAAGAGCGCAATTTAATAAAAGATGGGGCTGGTACAATTCAATCTATGCACTTGCTAAAGGAGACGTTACAAAGTTTGATGATGTTACCAAGCTGGGAGTTAGAAAGTGCCTTACCTATCTCACTTACGAAAGGCAAAAATTAGAAATAGAAGAAAGAGAAATTAAAAGAATAAGAAAACATGGCTAACTATTACACGATATTAGATACACTAAAAACGAACTTGAATAATGACCCGTTTATTAACACGGTAACGCAAGGTGATATATTTGCAGTTGACTTAGCAAAACAAACTATATTTCCTTTGTGCCATATTATAGTAAATAGCGCTACGTTTGAAAGTAACATAATTCGTTTTAACGTAAGTATAATGGCAATGGATATTGTAAACAAATCAAAAGACGAAGATACAGACATATTCAACGGAAACGATAACGAGGTTTATGTACTTAATACAATGATTTCTGTATTGAATAGGTTATACGAAGAATTAAGAAGGGGAGATTTATTTACTGATTCTTTTCAAGTTGACGGTAATCCAGGTTTAGAGCCATTTGCTGAAAGGTTTGAAAACTATTTAGCTGGTTGGACAATGACATTCGATATTTTAGTTCCTAACGATATGACTGTTTGTTAATGAGTGAAAGATTAAAAGCCTTAGAGAAGTTTCGTGATTTGGTAGTAGCTGAAGCAAAAGCCAACTTGAAAAAAATGGGTAAAGATACGAGCGGTAAATTAAGCAGCTCAATCAAAGGCGAAGTTAAACAGATGCCTAATTCAATAGGAGTGTATTTTGAAATGGAAGCCTACGGTAACTTTCAAGACAAAGGGGTTTCAGGCACTCAAAGAAAATACGATACTGAATACTCGTATAAAACTAAAATGCCGCCGCCAAGTGCATTTGATAAATGGATAGTAAAAAAAGGAATAGCACCAAGAAGTGCAAGTGGTAAATTTCAAAGTCGTAAAGGATTACAATTTGCAATCGCTAAAAGTGTTTTTAGAAATGGAATTAAACCAAGTTTGTTTTTTACTAAGCCATTTGAAGCAGCCTACAAAACTTTGCCTGATACGTTAATAGATAAATACGGATTAGATGCCGAACAGTTATTAGACGAAATATTAAGAGAAAATTTAAAGAATAGATAATGAGTATTTTTGCACGTTCACCCTATATAGTAGAAATTTCCGAAACAGGACAAGACGGTTCAAAGGTTGAGCTGTTTATTTGGAACGGTACTGGAGCTGCTCCAGCAAGCCCAACGTACACACTAACGAAATTAATACCAGCGTCAAACAATGTAAAGACCTACTATAATATCAGTCCTTACATTCGTGAGTATTTAAGTTGGAATACAAGGCAAGAAATTTATAATACTTTTCCAGCAAGCAACACAAGCCAATGGTGTAACGTTCAATATAAAAGATACAAATTAGACGGTGGTGTTTACACGCTTTTAAACACTACTACGACATACGCTTACGATGGATTGAGTTGGTACGAAGAGGGTGGTAACTTTGCTCTTGTTTACGACATACTACAAAAAGACGGTACATTTTATTACTACTACGATGGCACTAACCCAAGTACAGATTCAAGCAGAAGGGCTGGTCATATTATGGTACGTACTGGAACAAGCTACAAAGCGAAGTACACTAATTTAGCAACGGCTGCTACATTCACGCAGAACTTAACAAACAATTCTATTTTAGACGTTCCAAGAGTTTACCAAAATTACTATGCTGCTGGAAACAAATTAGAAATAACAGTAAATTTAGCTGGTAACGATGTTACAGTTTGGGAGGGATATTTTAAACCCTTTGAGCTTTGTCGATATACAGCCGTTTTGTGCGACTTTGTAAATCGTTATGGATGTTGGCAGCGTACTTGGTTTTTCGCAGCGTCTAACGATACATTTAGCATTGAAAATACGGAATATAATTTAATGCAGTCAACGATACCTAACTATAACACTTTAGAAGGTCAAAGAAAGGTATTCAATACAAGTGCTAAAAAATCAATCAAAGTAAACACGGACTGGGTAACTGAAGATTACAACGAACTACTAAAGGAATTAATGGTAAGTGAAAAGATACTTATAAATAATTACCCAGCTAAACTTAACACGAAGTCAACGGAGCTATTTAAGAATATAAATCAAAAAATGATAAACTATTCTTTGGAGTTTGATTTTGCTTACAATGCAATTAACAACGTAATATGAGACAGGTACAAGTTTACATTGAAGGTAAAAAGATTGAGCTATTTGAAGATGAACAAATTAATGTTACTTCAAGTGTTCAAAATATTTCCGATATTTCAAAAGTATTTACCGACTTTTCGCAGTCTTTTACGGTACCAGCTTCTA